TCTGGCGCAAGATGAAGCGCCAGGCCATCGAGCGCGCCGCCGGCGTCTGACGTGTCGATTTTTGCGCCCTCATTTGAGGACGGAAAAGGCGACGTGGTCACCACACGGTAACCACTGCGGTTACCCACGGGTCACCAGGCGCACCGCCGGCGACCACCGGATTCACCCATGCCCGGCACAGAGCTGCTTCTCAGCCCGCCGGCGCAGGCGCCTCGCCTGGCGGCCGCCCGCGAGGAATTGCCCAGGCTCGCCGCCGAGGCGGCCGCTTATGCCGACGCCGCCAAGGCGTCGTCCACGCGGCGGGCCTATCATTCGAGCTGGCGCGGCTTCGAGCGCTGGTGTGACGCCCGCGGGCAAAATCCTCTGCCGGCGAGCGCCGAGCTCGTCACCTGGTGGCTCACCGATCGGGCCCCGGTGACGGCGATCGCCACCCTGGCGCGCCACCTCGCCGCCATCCGCGACCGCCACCAGGCCGAGGGCTACGCCGCCCCGGCCGGGCCCTACCTCGACGAAGTCTGGAGCGGGATCCGCCACAAGCATGCTCGGCCAGCGCGGCAGAAACGGGCCCTCACCCTGGCGGACCTGCGTAAGGTCTGCGCGAAGCTTCCTGCGGGGCCGAGTGGCGTCCGCGACAAGGCGCTCCTGCTCCTGGGGTTCGCGGCTGCGCTGCGGCGATCCGAACTGGTCGCCCTCGAGATTGAAGGCGGCGCAAAAAATTCTGCACTCTGCCGCTGCACATTTGTCGCCGGCGGCCTGCACATTCGGCTCGGCCGGTCAAAGACCGATCAGGAAGGCGCCGGCCATACCATCGCGGTCCCGCGCGGAAAGACGCGCCTCGACCCGGTTGCCGCGCTTTCGGCCTGGCTCGATCTATCGAAGATCGCTGACGGGCCCATCTTCCGTGAGGTCGATCGTCATGGCCGCGTCGGGCCGGCGCGCCTGAGCGACCGGGCCGTCGCCGACATCGTCAAGCGGGCCGTGGTGCGCGCGGGCCTCGATCCGTTGCTCTTTTCCGGCCATTCGTTGCGCGCCGGCTTCGTGACCGAGGCCGCCCAACGCGGCGTGGCGACCGAGCTGATCATGCGCCAAACCCGCCACCGCAAGGCCGAGACCGTGGCCGTCTACGTGCGCGAAGCCGACCTCTTCCGCCGCAACGCCGCGGCCCAGGTCGGGCTCTAGGGCGCTGGAGCGACTCCAAACCGCGCCAGTTGCCGGGCCTGCGCTAGCGCCAGGCGATCCTCCTCGTTCAACTTGGCGGCGAGTCGGATTGCCTCGGCCTGGGACGCCACTTCCCGCACGTGATGCGTAGTGGTGTCGCCTCGCTGAGAGCCGGTCGACGTGAATTTATGCACCGCCCATCGACCGCTGATCCGGGTCTTCGGACTCCAGACGCTCCACACCCAGCAATTCTCCAAGGCGGCCATGAGCCTCAAAGCTATCATGTTGATAGTCAGCCTGGCGATCGCCGGGGCGGCGCTGTCCGCCTGCTCGACCTCGGTGTGCAAGGTCTTCGACCACATCGACCACACCAACGACTGCGCCTGAGGGCGCGGCCATGGAGCGCCTCGGATCGCATCTGCGCGACATGCGCGATGACGGTCGGATCGCCGCCGCGTGGAAGGCCGGGGCCGCATCAGCCCAGGGCGAGCTCCGCTTCTGGATGGATCGCGCTCGGCAGCTCGAGCTGCTGCTCGAGTGCGCCCTCATGGGCCTGCGCCGCCAGGAGCTCGGCGACCGCCTCGAATGCGAGGCCGAGATCAGCCAGCAACGATACCAGTCGCCGCGGCCGCCCCTGGGCAAACTCCTCCTCGAGGCCCAGCCGTCGCTGCGCCGGGCGCAACAACGAGCGTTGAAGGCCTTCGACCGTCGCAAGCCGGGGGGAAACTGATGGCCGGGCTCAAGATCTCCACCTCGGGAACGATCACCGACCCGCGCGGCCCCGCGCCTGATCCCGAGCCGGTCCTCGACGGCCAGCACCGGGGCTACTGGGTGCTCGCGCCCGAGGAGCGCGCCAAGGGCTTCGTGCGGCCCGTCCGCCACGCCTACGTCCATTCGAGGTGCGGGACCGAGACCCGCATGGGGTCGGCGCTGGCGGAGACCTATGCCCGCGACCCGACGTTCTACGGCGCGACCTGGTGCTGCGGCTGCTGCGCCCACCTTCCGGTCGGGCCCGACGGCGACTTCACCTGGGCCGCCGACGGCGAGAAGGTCGGCACGTGAGGCGGCCGCCGGCCGTTAACGGACCGAATATGTTCCGGGGCGACAGGCTGGCGATGAAAAGCCCCGCCACACCCCCGCCCACCCTCGCCGACCAGCTCGACGCCATCGCCGAGCGCGTCAACCGAAACACCCCGGCGCGGTCCGATCCGGAGCGCTTCCATGCCGAAAAGTCGGACATCGAGGCCGCGATCAAACGCATATCTAAAACGCTCCGCTTCGAGCCGGCCGTCCGCCGCTCCGGAACGACCACCTGGCGACCGCCCTATGCCGTCTGAGGCGCGGAAGCTGCCGGCCGGCCAGGTCGAGGTGGGCGGCCGCGTCTACTGGCTGAGCGCCAAGGGCGCGCTGATCCCCGAGGAGGGCGTTCGGCCTCAGGACAAGCTGCAGGACGAGCTCGTGCGCGCCCTGGTCGCCCGGGCGATCGAGGTCGCCCGCGTGGTCGCCCAGTTCAAGCTCGAGGCGTTCGAGGAGATCGACGCCTTCGCCGCCCTGATCAACGAGCGCTACGGGGCCAAGGCCGGCGGTCTCAAGGGCAACACCACCCTGGCGACCTTTGACGGCTGCCAGCGGGTGCAGGTGCAGGTCGCCGACCAGCGCCGGTTCGGCATCGAGCTCACCGCCGCCAAGGGCCTCATCGACGAGTGCCTCTCCGAGTGGACGGCCGAGAGCGCCGCCCCGCTGCGGACGATCGTCACCGAGGCCTTCGACGTCGAGAAGGAAGGAAAGATCAACCACAGCGGCCTCTTCCGGCTGCTGCGCTACGAGGTCGACGACCCGCGCTGGGTCAAGGCCATGGGCGCGATCCGCGACGCCATCGTGATAGAGGGCTCCAAGCGCTACATCCGGGTCTACCAGCGGCCCGACCACAAGGCGCCTTGGCGCGACGTCGGGAACGGATGAGGCCCCGCAGCGGGGTCGAGTTCAACATCCGGGGCGACCTGCGCGGCCTCGAGCGCGATCTTCGCGGCGTCCAGAAGCGGCAGATCCCGTTCGCCCAGGCCCTGGCCCTGACAGCCCTGGCGTCCAGGGTGGCCGCGGCCGAGACCGCCGCCCTGGCCACGACCTTCGACCGGCCGACCCCGTTCACCGAGCGCGCCTTCGGCGTCAGGGCCGCGACCAAGGGCACCCAGCGTGCCACGGTCTACGTCCGCGACCGCCAGGAGGCCTATCTCGAGCCCTACCTCGACCCGCAGGGCGGCCGGCAGGTCCTGGGCGGCAAGTCGGCCGTGCTCATGCCGATCGACGTGGCCAAGAACCAGTTCGGCAACATCCCGCGCGGCCAGCTCAAGCAGCTGAAGGGCCGGCCGGGCGTCTTCATCGGCCCCGTGCGGACCCGCAACGGCGGGACCATCAACGGCGTCTGGCAGCGGCCCACCGCCGCCGCCCACGTGGGCAAGGGCAAGCGCGGCGCGCGCCTCGCCAACCTGACGGGCCACCTGAAGCTGCTGATCCGCTTCACCCAGCCGGTCGAGGTCGGCAGCCAGCACAACCTCAAGTACTACGACCGCGCCGGGAAGGTCATCGACGCCAACGTCAGGGGCGAGTTCGACAAGGCCCTGGCCAAAGCAATGTCCACCGCCCGCTGACGGGGCTCTCCCTGGCGCGACACGGGGACCTCTCTCCGTTGGCCTAGGGCTCAACTCCGGACGCCAGCCGCTAAGCTCGCGCGCCGCACCCGACCTCATCGCCGGCCAGCTGGTCGACCACATCAATCGATGTGCGCGCCGATCGCCAGCGACGCGGCCCTGCAGGGGCCCTGAGGTCGCGCGGGTCCTCCGCCGACCCTTCCAACCAGCGGGGAATTTCGCGGCGTGTTCTTTTCCCAGCTGTGAAGGCGAAAAAAGTGTCCGCACCGGCGGGCGTGTCGCTGCGCGAGTTCGCCAGGCGCGACGGGTGCTCCGACCGGCTCGTGCGGAATGCAATTTCCGCTGGGAAACTGAAGGCCTTCGCCGACGGGACGCTGGATCCGGCGCTGGTCGGGACGGGCTGGCGCAAGACCAATCGCAACGCGGAGACGCGCGCGGACCCGTCCGCGGACGACGCGGCCACCGCCGAGATGCTCGGCGCGGGGCAGGGGACCCTGGCGCAGGCGGACCGGGCCAAGGCCAACGCCCTGGCGCTCAAGCACCTGCTGGCCGCGCGCAAGGCCGCCGGCGAGCTGGTCGAGATCGCCATGGCCGAGAAGGTGCTGTTCGAGGAGGCCCGGGGCGTCCGCGACGCCTGGATGAACTGGCCGGCGCGTGTCGGCCCGACGGTCGCCGCCGACCTCGGCCTCCAGGTCGAGACCGTGGTCGAGGTGCTGACGGCGCATGTCCACGCCCACCTCGCCGAGCTCGGCGACCCCGCCGCCAATTTCGCAGGAGACCAGGCTCCGTAGCGCCTGGCTCGCCGGGGCGACGCCGCCGCCCAGGATCTCCATCCCCGAGTGGGCCGACCGCTTCAGGTTCCACGGCAAAGGGGCGGGTTCCACTTCCGGCCGCTGGCGCACCAGCGTCGTCGAGATCGCCCGCGGGCCCATGCTCGCGCCCACCGAGCCCGGCGTCCACGTCATCACCGCCATGGCGGCGACCCAGCTGCTGAAGACCTCCCTGCTGGAGAACGTCTTCGGCTACCACGCCCACCTCGATCCCTGCCCGATGCTGCTGGTGCAGCCCAAGGACGACGCCGCCAAGGCCTTCTCCAAGGAACGCATCACCCCGATGATCCGGGCGACGCCGGCGCTGGCCGCCCGCGTCGGCTCGGCCCGCACCCGGGACTCGGACGAGACCCTCAACTTCAAGTCCTTCCCGGGCGGCTTCCTCGCCCTGGTGGGCGCCGGCAGCCCGGACAACCTCGCCCGCCGGCCGGTGCGCATCGTCTCCTACGACGAGATCGACAAGTACCCGGTCACCCGCGAGGGCGACCCCCTCGACCTCGGCGACGAGCGCATGGCCAGCTTCGTCGGCTGGCTTTCCATCCGCGCCTGCTCGCCGACCATCGAGGACGAGAGCCGGATCGACGACAGCTACCAGGCCTCGGACCAGCGCCGCGCCAGCCTCCAATGCCCCGCCTGCGGCCATCGTCAGTTCCCGGAGTTCTTTCGCCACGTCGAGTGGGACCGCGAGGGCGAGACCCACCTTACCCGGACGGCCCGCATCTATTGCGAGGCCTGCGGCCACGGCTGGAGCGAGGGCGAGCGCCTCAGGGCCCTCAGCACCATCCGCTGGCACCAGACCCGCCCGTTCGACTGCTGCGGGGCGCGCCACGCCCCCCTGGAGGCCTACGAGGCCGCCTGGCGCGTGGACGGCCTGGCCGATCCGGTCGAGGCCATCTGGGACTGGTGGGCGTCGGAACGCTGGGCGGTCTACCGCGCCACCTGCCCGACGTGCCGAAAGTGGGCCGTCGACAACCAGCACGCCGGCTTCCAGGCCGGCAAGCTCTATTCGCCCTGGCCCAAGGACACCCCCGCCGCCCAGGCCGAGAAATGGATCCGCGCCGCCGGCGACGAGGACAAGAAGCAGACCTGGTGGAACACCCAGCAGGGCCGCCCCTACCGGCGCCATAGCGGCAAGGAGCTCAAGAGCGAGGCCCTGGCCGCCCGGGTCGAGGTCTGGCCGGCGCTCGTCCCCGACGGCGTCGCCGTCCTCACCGCCGGCGTCGACGTCCAGGACTACCGCCTGGAGATCGAGCTCGTCGGCTGGGGCCGCAACGAGGAAAGCTGGTCGGTCGACTACCACGTCATCGACGGCGAGATCAGCGACCCGGCCACCCAGGGCCAGCTCGACGCCTATCTGAAGAGCCTGTGGGAGCGCGCCGACGGCCGCCGCTTCGCCATCCAGGCCGCCTGCCTCGATTCCGGCGGCCACCACACCCAGGCGGTCTACACCTTCGCCAAGGAGCGCCTCGGCCGCAAGATCTGGGCCATCAAGGGCGAGAGCGCCCGCGACGGCCAGCGCAACCCCGTGTGGCCCACCAAGCGCCCCTCGAGCCGGTCGAAGAAGACCTTCCGGCCGATCATCCTGGGCGTCAACGCCGCCAAGGACGCCATCCGCGACCGGCTGCTGAAGACCGCGCCCGGCCCCGGCTACATGCACTTCCCGGCCGACCGCGACCTCGGCTACTTCGCCCAGCTCACCGCCGAGCGGATGATCGTGCGGCAGGCGGCGGGCAAGAAGTACCGCACCTGGGAGCTGCCCGAGGGCCGCGCCAACGAGGCCCTCGACTGCCGCGTCTACGCCTACGGGGCCCTGTGCGGCCTGATGCACATGGGACTTAGGCTCAACCGCGAGGCCGACCGCCTCGGCGCCGCGGCGACGCCGATCGCCGAGACGCCCGAGCCCGCGCCGGCGGAAACCCCGCCCGACGCGCCGCCGCCGCCGCCCCCTCCGGCCCCCAGGCCGAGGAAACCCTTGCACCAGCGCCTCGCCGGCGGAGGGAGCTGACCGCGATGGCAGGCTGCGCCTTCGACCCGGCCACGAGCCTCCTGGCCGGCATGGACCCCACGGCCCTGCAGACCCAGCTCGCCAGGCTGCAGCAGGCCTATCTCGACCTCTCCAGCGGGGCTCGCGGCGAGAGCTACAGTTATACGCAGGGCGACGGCGCCAAGGCCGTCACCTACACCCGCGCCAACCTGCCGGCCCTGGTGCAGGCCATCCGCCTGGTGCAGGCGCAGCTGGGCGTCATCACCCGTCCGCGCCGCGCGCTCAGGGTCCGCTTCCGTTGACCCGCGCCGTCCTCGATCCGCGCGGCCAGCCGATCCCCGCCCGGGCGATCGCCGAGATCCGCGACCGCGCCCGCGGCCGCGGCCGCGGCATGAGCGCCTCGCTCAATGGCACGCCCGGCTCGCAGTTCTTTCCCTACGACGCCGCCGACTGGACGAGCCCCGAGAGCCGCGACTGGTTTCCGCAGGTCCGCTCGCCGGACTATGAGATCAACCGCTACCGCGACCGGATCACCGCCCGGGCGCGGGATCTGCGCCGCAACGACGGCTGGGCCGCTGGCGCCATCAGCCGGGTGCTCGATTCGACCATCGGCGCCGCCTATCGCCTGGTGGCCAAGCCGGACTACCGGGCCCTGGCCCTCTTCAACAGCGCCTTCGACGCCGTCTGGGCCAAGGAGTTCCGCTCCTACGTCGAGGCCTGCTGGCGCGGCTACGAGCAGGACGCCGGCCACTACAACGACGTGGCGCGCGAGCTCACCGTCTCGCAGCAGTTCCGCCTGGCGCTGGGCCACAAGCTCGTCGACGGCGAGTCGACCATCGTCGCCTATTGGCTCCCGGACCGCGTCGGCTACGGCGCCGCGCGCTACGCCACCGCCTTCCTGGGCGTCGATCCGGACCGCCTCTCCAACCCTTACGAGGGCCCCGACACCAAGTACCTGCGCGGCGGGGTCGAGAAGGACGAGCTGGGCGTCCCGGTCGCCTACCACTTCCGCCGGGCCCACCAGTACGACTGGTACAACGCCGTCGAGGCCATGGAGTGGGAGCGGGTGCCGCGCGAGGACGCCGACGGCTTCCGGCGCGTCTATCACGACTTCGACCGCGACCGCTTCGCCCAGAACCGCGGCGTCTCCATCTTCGCCCCCGTGCTCAGCCGGCTGAAGATGCTGGCCAAGTACTACGGCGTCGAGCTCAGCGCCGCGACGGTGGCCAGCGCCTTCGGCCTCTATGTGCAGAGCCCCTTCGACGCGGACATGATCCGCAACGCCCTCAACAGCGACGACGACCTCGAGGAGGGTCTCGGCTGGTACCAGGACATGCGGACCGACTTCCACAAGGACCGCGCCCTCCAGGTCAACGGCGTCAACATGTCGATCCTCGCCCCCGGCGAGGAGGTGAAGAGCGTCACCGCAACCAGGCCCAACAGCGCCTTCTCGCCCTTCACCCACGAGATGCTGCGCTCGCTCAGCGTGGTGCTGGGCACCAGCGCCGAGCAGATCCACAACGACTACTCGGAATCCTCCTGGAGTTCGGCCCGGGCCGGCATCGCCGAGGCCGAGAAGACCTTCGTCCGCCGCTGCCAGGACTTCGACCTCAACAGCGCCGGGCCGATGTACGCGACCTGGCTCGAGGAGGTCTTCGACACCGGCGCCGTGCCCATGCCGCGCGGAAATTGCCCGGCCTACCGCGAGGCCGTCAGCGCCTACGCCCGCTGCTACTGGCTGGGCGCGGCGCGCGGCTGGGTCGATCCGGTCGCCGAGCGCCAGGGCGTCGTCCTCGGCCTCGACGCCGGCCTCTCCACGCTCGAGCAGGAAACCGCCCGCCAGGGCGGCGACTGGGAAGAGAACCTCGAGCAGCGGGCCATCGAGTACAACCGCATGAAGGAGCTCGGCCTGCCCCATCCGGAATGGCAGGGCGCCCAGGTCCCCGCCCAGCAGGTCTCCGAGCCCCCGACCCGGCCGGTGGCCACGTGACCTTCGCCTCGGTCCACCAGCTCGGCTCGGTGCGCCTGCTGCGCCTCAGCTGCGCCGCCGTGGCCTATCTCGCCGCCGATGGCGACGGCTGCTGCGTGATTCATCTCATCGGCGGCGAGGCCGTCCGCGTCCGCGAGAGCGTCGAGGAGATCGAGGCCATGATCTCCGGCGTCCCCGTCACCGCCGAGGCGCCGCCCAAGACCGAGCCCGCCCCGCGCCGCAAGGCCAGGGCGGCCGCCAAATGACCGGCTACCCGCACCTCGCCCAGCGGCTCTTCAACACGCCGATCGCCATCCTGCCGGGCAAGGCCGAGATCGTCATGGCCGCCCTGGCCGACCGCTTCGGCGTCGCCAAGCTGTTCCGCTCCAACGGCGCCCTGGTCATGTTCGACCAGACCGGCGAGGCCGACGAGGTCGCCTCCCGGCCGGCGCGCGACGCCGAGTACCAGGTGGTGGGCGGGGCGGCGATCATTCCGGTCACCGGCACCCTGGTCGCCAAGCTCGGCACGCTTTCGCCCTACAGCGGCATGACGGGCTACGACGGGATCCGGCAGAACTTCCTCGTCGCCCTCGCGGACCCGGCCGTCGAGCAGATCGTCCTCGACATCGACAGCCCGGGCGGCGAGGTCGCCGGCTGCTTCGACCTGGTCGACCTGATCTTCGCCTCACGCGGGGAGAAGCCGATCGCCGCCATCCTCACCGAGTGCGCCTACTCGGCCGCCTACGCCATCGCCACCGCCGTCGATCCGGGCCGCCTCTATGTGCCGCGAACCGGCGGCGTCGGCTCGGTCGGCGTCGTCTACCTGCACGTGGACATGAGCCAGGCCCTGGCCAAGGAAGGCGTCGCCGTCACCCTCATCCACTTCGGCGACCGCAAGATCGACGGGGCGGACGTGCTGCCGCTGTCGGCCGACGCGCTGAAGCGCCTGCAGGCCGACGTGGACACCTGCGGCGAACTCTTCGTCGAAACCGTCGCCCGCAACCGCGGCCTCGCCGCCCAGGCGGTCCGCGACACCCAGGCCCTCACCTTCCTCGGCGCCGCCGGCGTCGCGGTCGGCTTCGCCGACGCCGTCATGGCTCCGGACGACGCCTTCGCCGCCCTGCTGGGCTGATCCTCCCTCCTCCCATTCCAACCTCGAGGTTTCGACCATGAAGCTCATCCAGGGCGCGACGGCCACGTTCGCGCATCTCGCCGGCGGCCGCCGCGCCGCCGCGGCCGCCGCCGCCGAGCCTTGCCCGACCGACGAGAACAAGGACGGCAAGAAGCACGGCGAAACCCCGGCCAACGGCGACGACGGCAACACCGACCAGACCGACGACGAGAAGGCGAAAGGCGCCGCCGCTCCGGACAACGGCGATCCCGGCGACACCGACGAGACCGACGACGAGAAGGCCAGGAAGGCCAAGGCGGCCAAGAAGGCCGACGGCTCCGATCCCGACGACGCCGGCATGGACGACGACAAGGAAGACCCGGACGAGGAGATGCGCGGCCAGAGCCCCGCGGCCCTCGCCCGGCGCCGCGAGCGGGCCCGCTGCGCGGCGATCTTCGCCCACCCCAACGCCGCCCACAACACCGCCCTGGCGGCGAGCCTCGCCTTCGAGACCACCCAGACCCGCAAGGAAGCCCGCGCCGTCCTCGACGGTCAGGCTCCCGCCGCGCGCGGCCCGGGCCGCGACGCCC